GGAAGCCTTCCTCACGGGTTTAACCAAGGATGAAAAGAAAGCCCGTAAAGAAGGCAAGTACGTCCAAATCGGCGGGTTAGTTTTCAAGCAGTTCGGGGAACACAACGTTATTGATCCGGTTCTGCCTCCGGCAGAGTGGTTGCACGTTGCTTCGATGGATCACGGTTTCAATAACCCAACTTGTTGGTTATGGGCAGCGGTTGATCCTGATGGCCGAATCTTTGTGTATGATGAACACTACGAAAGCGGGCAGTTAGTTAACTACCACGCAAAAACTGTTCACTTAAAGAACCGGGAACACAACCGTGTGCCTGATTACTACGTTGGCGACCCCTCGATTCGGAACACCGACCCTGTGACAGGCACGTCGGTCCACCTTGAATACATTGATTACAACGTGCCGATTGTCCTTGGAAACAACGATGTTCAGGCCGGAGTCAACCGAGTCGCCCGTTACTTGGAACTGCCACGCCTTTACATAGGCCGAAACTGCACCAACTTAATCTGGGAGCTACAAAGGCTCAGGTGGGCACAGTGGTCCGACAGACGAGCCGCAGAGAAGCGGGACAAGAAGGAGGAGCCCCAGAAGAAGGACGACCACGCAACCGACGCGCTGCGGTACCTGGTTGCATCCAGGCCCATGTATTATGACTCCGGCAAGGAGGTTCCCGAGCCAAAATTCGACCACGTAGGAGCGAGCACGGCAGTTAGCCCCTACACTGAACGAGTCGACCCGGAAGCCAGGACGAAGCAGCCCTACGAAATAGACTCCGAGCTTGGCGGAGAATGGTGAGCGACGAAGGAGCGTAAGCATGTTCAGGGTTTTTGTGAACGGCAAGGAAGTTTATAAAAGTAAGCAGCGGGTTTACTCCGTTGGCTTGGAAAGCGCCCGAGGCGAGCTTGCTCGTGCAGGTGTTGACGACACTGACGGCGCTGTTGAGTTGGTTACTGAGGAAGTGAAGCCAGGTGATCCTCGGCGTCGAGACATTGAAGTTGAGGAAACCGCAGCCGCCGATAACAAGGCGCGTGAAGGCAAGGAGCGCTCAGAGAAGTTTGGCGACACGGGTTATACCGCCCCGGCCGAGAAAATGAACCAGCCTCAGTAACTCAGTAAACTTGGGTCAGTTTCCATTGGCACATAGAATCCCCGCGCTGTTCCAGCCCGCCGCCCCGGGGCCTGTAAGCGCAGTAAAACGGGTTCCGAAAAACTCGCCTCTCACAGTTTAGTGGAGTCTAATCAGTGTATCGAGTAGTTGAAACTCCTCAGGCGTTGCCAGGAGAATGTTTCCTGTGCGGTTCATCGAAACGGGAGGCTTTCCTGGATACCAATATAAACATTGAGTTCCATGGTGCGGTTTACCTGTGCCAAACTTGTGTTGAGGAAATCGCTGCTTACTTTGGAATGGCCAGTTCTAAAAGAACTAGCCACTTAGAGGAACGGTCGGAGCACTTGGCTAGCCAAGTTTATGAGTTTCAGAAAGAAAACGAAAGGTTGAGACAACTTGTCGACGGCTTTACTTATCTCTCTGAGTTTCATTCTACTAATGGCGATACTAGTTTGCCTGGTTCTGTATCTGGGGAATCAGTTTCTGAATCGAGTGATGATTCATCACCAGCAGGAGAAGAACAAGTGGGAGTTGGAGAGGGAGCGCCTTCTGAACAGAGCTATGACGAAGGAGTGGCAGAGCTACACTCAGATGAACCAGAGTTTAAGCTCAACTTATGAGGCTGTAGAAGGCGAAGGCTCTGGGATGAACAACCAAACCGAGCTTGAACGTTCTGGTGAAGCTGCTGATTTGGACGGTTTTGGAGACGACCTTACTCAGGAAGAACTTGAAAGCCTTCGGCAACTGGGTTTGAGTGAGTATTAGTGCATCCTCGTTGTGATCATTCCCGATGTAGTGAGTTTGCTACCACGTCTGTTGATCACGAAGGTCGGGTACAAATCCTTTGCAATTTTCACTACGAGCGTTGGCTGGAAACTAATGCGCCTGAGGTCATGGACGCTTAATGAGTGATACACTCACTTCTTTAGGTCAAGCGGGCCAAGACAGGCCGGACACAGGTAATGGCAACCTGTTACAAGGCACGAAGGATAAGCAACTTCTATCTGAAGCTGAGCAACTTTTCAATGACTGTAAGCAGCAACGTTGGCAATTTGAGCGAATCTGGTATCAAAACTTAGCTTTCTATTACGGTCACCAGAACCTTCGTTGGCTGAATCGTTCTGGTGGCCAGGCAGACCGCATGGTTGAACCTCCTGCTCCGAGTTGGCGAGTCAGAATGGTTATCAATAAAATTCGGCCCTTGGTTCGCAAGGAGCTAGCCAAGCTAACAAAAGAGCAGCCTCAGGCATTTGTCATGCCGGCGTCCACAGATGAACAGGATTTGCTTGCTGCTCGTGCGGGTGAATCAGTTTTTGAGCACCTTTGGAAAGACCTGGAACTGGATCGCGTTGTTCGCCAAATTGCCTTCTGGGTGGTCACTACAGGTACGGGTTTTGTAAAAGACTGGTTTTCTCCTAACACTGTAGACAAGGCTACAAACCAAAGAGGACTCATTGAGGTAGAAAGCCTCAGTCCTTGGCACCTGTTTGTGCCCAACCTTCAAGAAGAAGATATAGAACGCCAGCCCTATGTCATTCATGTGGTTGCAAAAGACCCCTCTTGGGTGCAGCAAGTTTACGGAAAACAGGTTCGTCCGAATTCTTCGGCGGGCAATCTAGACCAGCGTTTTAAGAACGCTATGGGTTTGAGGGGCCAAAACTCCTCAAATCAGCGGCTTGTAGAGGTTCGTGAGGTTTGGATCAAGCCAAACAAAAAACACCCTCAAGGTGCGGTAATTGCTTGGACGGACGATCAGCTTCTAACGAGTTATGAAGGCTGGCCTTATAACCACCAAGAGTACCCCTTCGCTAAGGTTTCCCACGTTCCTACGGGTCAGTTTTATGCGGATTCTATTATCCCTGATTTGATTCCGGTTCAAAAGGAACTGAATCGTACCCGTTCACAGGTTATCGAATCCAAGAACCGGATGGCGAAGCCTCAGTTGATTGCTCCCAAGGGGTCAGTCGATCCCAACAAGGTAACCTCCGAGCCTGGGCTGATTGTTTTTTACACGCCTGGGTTTGATCCTCCTCAGCCACTTCCACTTCAGCCACTGCCTAATTATGTGTTGCAGGAGGTTGACAGGCTTCAGCAGGATATGAGTGATATTAGTTATCAGCATGAGGTCACTCAAGGTACAACTCCACCAGGTGTAACTGCTGCTACAGCGATTTCCTACTTACAGGAGGAAGACGATTCGGTTCTGGCTGCGACTACTGCTTCCATCGAGGAAGCAATCGCTAAGTTGGGTCGTCACTTTTTGAATCACGTTAAGCAGTTCTGGACAGCCCAGAGGAAAATCAGAGTAATAGGTCAGAATGGTCAGTTTGAAAGCCAAATGTTATCTGGTGCAGACATTGGCTCCAACACTGATCTAAGGGTCGAAGCCGGTTCTGCTGCGCCGAGGTCCATGGCTGCGAAGCAGGCGTTCATCACTGAACTCGGTAAGTTGGGTTGGATTTCTCCTGATCGTGCTCTGAAATACATGGGAATGGCAGAGACGGGCCGCATGTATGAGGAAAGCCAGGTTGATCCTCGACACGCTCAACGGGAAAACTTGAAGCTGGTAAACGGTGATGATTTTGCTCCCAATTCTTGGGATAACCATGAAGTCCATATTATGGAGCATAACAACTTCCGCAAACAACAAGAATTCGAGCTGGCAGACGATCAGCAGAAAGCCGCTTTGGAGCGTCACGTCCAAGCTCACCAGCAAATCCTTGCTCAATTACAGGGTCAGTTGATTCCTCCGAACATGCCAGGAATCCCACAACAACCCCAGGAAAACCAAACTCAGAACATGCAGGGTTCTGCTCAGTTTGGGCCTCAAGGTCAGGCTCAAACGCAACCTCAGCAACAGGGAGGACAAAGTAGTGTGTAAAGCTTGTAATGGTACGGGTTATAACTCGGCTACGAAATCTGTATGTGAAAAGTGTGCTGGAACGGGTGATGCCTAATGCCATGGTCACCGGGTGATGCTCAGCGTTTCAAGCGTGGGCTTTCCAAGGAAAGCCAACGAAAATGGGCCAAGGTTGCTAATTCAGCGCTTAAACAATACGGGGATGAGTCCAAGGCTATCAGGACTGCCAATTCACAAGTTAGAAACTCGGCAATAGACAGACGTTTGAAAGACAAGCACAACAGTAAAAAGACCGGCGTGGGAGGAATGGGCTAATGCCACACAATAAACCAATTTCAGAAATGAGCAAGGAAGAAGCTGTAAGTTACGTTAAAGAGGGCAAGGCTTCTGAAGAAGAAGCCAAGCAAATCCGTCAGAAGTACCCGGATGCCTTCAGTAACGACAGTTCGGCTGACTCGGGCACCAGCAAATCCGACCTGGCAAAGGCTGTCGTGCAGTCGATGAAGAACAAGGCGAGCAGGGAGCAGGAGCAAGATCAGGCGCGCCGAATGACCCAGGCCGCAATCCGTAAGCGTGCTCGGCCCCGTAGGCAGCAGTAAAGGTTGCGCCTGTAGGCGCAGTTAGGTTATGGTGGTTCATATGAGGAAATTAGACTCACTCCCCGGTTATTGGCAGAGGAACAACTTCTACCCGATTATTGCCGGTGGTTCGGGGGAACCCGAGGTTGAGGCTGAAGAACCTGTCGATGATCCCTACGAGTTCTTAAAGGAATTAGACGAGGAAGATCAGGAGCGCTTTCAGCCTGTAGCCGATAAGTTTAATGCTTCATTGAACCGTCAGCTTCAAGAGGTTAAGCAGGAATACAAGCCTTACGAGGATTTGGGTTCACCTGAAGAACTAGAACGGGCTAAGCAAATCTATAACATGATCGACCAGAACCCGAAACGAGTCTATGAAATTCTTTCCGAGGAATACGGTGAACAGGCTGGTGGCGAAAGCCAAGGTCAAGGTGAGCAAGGTGAGCAGCCTCAACAAGTGAACGATCCTCGTCTGGATAAGATCGACCAGCTTGAGCAGTCTGTCAATCAGTTGAACCAAACCTGGCAGGAACGAGAGCAGCAAGAGCAACAGCAAAAAGAAGATCAGGAACTTGAGGAGTATCTGAACAACCTGAGAACCGAGATGGGCGATTTTGAGGAGGACTACGTCCTTACCAAAATGTCCAATGGAATGTCCGGGGAAGATGCAGTCAAAGCTTACAAGGATTTGATTCAACAAAACGTGAACGAACAAAATTCTGCTGGTGGGGATCAGCCACCAGTGTTAAATGGAGGTGGTGCTACAGGTCAGCAGGCGGAGGATGTTAAAAACTTAGGAAACAATGACGTGAAGTCGATGGTGGCTGATCTACTGAAACAGAGCAGTCAGGTTTAAGGAGCAAAGATGCCAGCAACAACCGCTACTGTTGATTCCATTATGAAGGAGGTCTACGGGCCTCGTCTTGAGGATCAACTTCAGAACGAGACAAAGGCGATCAAACGCATCGAGCGTACTTCCGAAGGCGTTGTTGAGACGACCGGTGGCAAGTACGTTGATTTCCCAATCCGGGTGAAGCGTAACCATGGAATTGGTGCTCGGAAAGAGAACGAGCAACTTCCTCAGGCCGGTAAGCAGGGTTACGCTGAGGTCCACGTTCCACTGAATTACCTTTACGGTCGGTGTGAAATCACGGGCCAGGTCATGGAGCTAGCCGAGAAGAATTATCAGGCTTTCGCTTCAGCTATGGATCGTGAAATGGAGTACCTGAAGGACGACCTTCAAAAGGATACCAACCGTCAGGCTTACGGTACGGGAACTGGAATCCTTGCCAATGTGAGTTCTGGCAGTTCTTCGTCAACTCAGTCGGTCGATTCCACTCAATACTTTGAGATTGGGATGATCGTGGACGTTGTTGACGCCTCGAACGGTTCCGCCACTTCAAACGGGGCTGGGCGGACTGTTGAGTCGATTGATGAAGCGAATAGCACGGTAACCTTAGACCAATCAGTCTCTACGACTACTTCAGAGGCTTTTGTTCGTGCCGGTAACTACGGTAACGAGCTTTCCGGCCTTGAGACGCTGACCAACGACTCGGGCGTGCTTCACAACGTCGATCCCGCTTCCCAGCCTCAATGGAAGGGTGAAATCGACTCGAATGGTGGCACGAACCGGGCTCTTTCTGAGAACCTGATGATTAACCTTTGTGACCAGGTTCGGAAGAACGGTGGTAAGACCTCTGTCATCCTTACGAGCCTGGGTGTTCGTCGGAGTTATTTCAACCTGCTAACTCAGCAGCGTCGGTACACCGACACGAAGAACTTTGAGGGCGGTTTCCAGGGCCTTGCCTTTAACTACGGGAATGAGATTCCCGTGGTTGAGGATGTGGATTGCCCACCGAATACCATGTTCTTCATCGAGGAAGGAAAGATCAAGGTCTATCGGAATCGTGAGTGGCATTGGGCTGATCTTGATGGTTCGGTTCTCAAGTGGGTCAATGATTACGACGCTTGGGAGGCGTTCATGCGCTGTTACAAGGAGCTGGGTACTACTCAGCGGAACGCTCACGGTCGTCTTGAGGACATTACAGAGGACTAGTTTTTGCTAGTTGAGGAAGATGTTTTAGGGATCGTCGACAAGCTGCAAGCTTACGACAGTAACTTAAAGGTGCAGTATTTCGAGGGTGCTCCCTCGGTCGGCGATCCCCCCTTCCGAATTGTCGAGGTTTGTGCCGATGGTGAAGAAAGAACTGTTTTCTACGCCTGGCAACTTGATGATAACGTTATTAGAAGGGTCGCTGCGGCTGACAATCAAAAACGCGACGTTCTACTTGGCCTTGATAAGACGAATGAGGCTGCCAGACGACGTGAGCGACGCCGTTACGAGGATCGAGCAGAGGCAGATCGAGAACTTGTTGGATCAATCGTCAAATCTTCCAAAGATACATATCGCTACAGAAACGAAAGAGGACAGCTAGTCAAGTTTAAAGCATGAACCCTGGAGATAGCTAGTCAAGTTTAAGGTTTAGTTAGATTGAACCTAGGTGAGTTACGAGGTCAGGTTACTTTTCTATTCGGTGACGTAGGTAACGTTCGCCTGCCTCCTGGTGAAGTAGATAAGTGGATCAACAACGCGCAGTTGGATATTGCTCGGAAAACTGAAATCCTTAAGACTGCTCAAGTTGTTTCTCTACAGGCAGACAGGCAAGAATACCCGCTTAGTTTCATCTTCATTCGCGTTGAGCGAGTAATCAACCAGAGTAATGATCGGGTGCTTGATTTCGTAAGCCAACAAGGGCTGGACGACCTTTATCGACATAAGACTCACAAAGGTGAACCTGAGTATTATTTCATTTGGGGTGAGCGGGAAATCAACTTCTTTCCTACGCCTACCTCCGCTCAAGCAGGACAACAGATCAAGGTTTTCTTCATTAAAGAACCGCCTACCCTGGTGAACGATTCAGATGTGCCCGAGATTCCCTCTTACATGCATGAGGAGTTAGTCCGTTACGCCTTAGGCAAGGCAAAGGAATTAGACGAGGACTGGGAAGCTGCCATGGCGTTGGATAAAGACTACAACAACCGACTCTATCAGTCAATCCATGACTCCCATGTGCAACAAGCAGACAGTTTCCCTGCTGTAAGAGCCCTACCAGGAGATGAAGGTTGACTGCGCCTGGTGATTCTCTGTCAAGGTTTACAGGGTTTAAATCCCTGAACCTGAACCAGGAACCCTATGCTCTTGGCAACGAAGAACTCGTTGAGTGCAAGAATTTCGATTTAAACGTAGGTGGAGAACTTACTAAGCGCAAAGGTTTCGACAGCTTCGGCGACGAAGCTGACCTTCCTACAGGCTATGAACGGGATATTATGGGTTTCTATCGAACTTCTGATTTTGAGAAGTTTATAGTCCATTCCAATGAAGATGCCTGGGAAACCACTGACGGAGTCAATTGGTCGGAAATCAATCTAGGTCGTCCAGGTACTGAGTACGGCCTTCAGTATTACAATAAATATTACTTCTTTCAACGTAACGGCACTATGATCGAGTACGATTCTACTCAGAGTCCTAGTGTCACTAATGTGATTTCAGGCTCTCCTGAGGCTAGTTTTGGGATTGTTTTTAAGGATCGTATCTTTGCCTTAAACGGGGAGTTTGACCATGACGGACGAGAAAATCGACTTTATTTTTCGGAACCAGGGAAACCTACGTCTTGGCCCAGCACTAATTTTATTGATGTTTCTCCTGGTGATGGAGATGTTCTAGTCAATATGGTCCCTTATACGGACGTGGTTTTCATCTTTAAGAAAACGTCCATTTGGGCACTTCATATTGAAGCTGATCCAGCGGATTGGTCACTAAGACAAGTAAATGATCGGATCGGCTGCGTAGGTAAGTACGCTCTACAGCAGCATAAAGAGCAAGTTTACTTCATTTCTTTAGACGGGGTCTACAGAACTGATTTCACTTCTTTTGAGGAGCTTAGCATCCCGATTAGGCCAATTTTTCAAGAAAAAGAGCTAAACATCAACATCGCTCGGGATACCCCCGTTTACGATTACTTAGTCGATGTTGAGGATTACCTGCTGGTAGCAATCGAAACCTCTAGTGGCACGATCTACTACAAATACTTTTACGATGTAGATGGTTGGGCTGAGTTTTCACCTGCTAATTATACTCCTTCGTTTTTTACATACTTTTTCGGCGGTTCTAACTTTTCCAAAGGGTTGTACGCAAGTGAGGAAGGTAACCCAGGGCTCTACTTCCTGCCCGCTCAGGGAGCTACAGAAACCGATTTGGGTAACCCCATTACCTGTAGTTTCAAGACGAAAGAAACCGATTTTGATGCATTTAACTTAGTTAAGCGTGGCAAATTATTCACCCTTCTTGTAAAGAAGGGTAATAACTTAGTGTTGGACGCGATTACTGAGAACACCTTGTTAAGCAGATCGGCACCAGCCCCGACAACCGGAGACTCACGCAGAATCAAGCTCAGAGGTCCGGGATACTTTAACCGTTTGCAGCTAGAACTTAGGGAAACTTCAGACCAGTCGTTTTCTTTCTTTTCGTGTGAGTTAGTGGTGCAACCGAAATCAGAATGGGTGGAACAGGTTGCCTGAGCTTGATCTGATTCCTGCTCCTGTAGGGGGTTCTGGAATCCTGTCTTGGGCTGATAAAAATTTTCAGCGAATCCGAGAGGCTTTTCTAAGGCTTTCGTCGAGGCTTGATTCAGGAAAGACAGGAGTAATCCGAACGTTTGCGGGAACTTCCGTCCCAGAGGGTTGGTTATTAGCTGATGGACAGGCCGTTAGCAGGGATGAATATTCGGCTCTGTTTAACGTAATTGGTACCCTCTACGGAAACGGAGATGGTAGTAGCACTTTCAATGTGCCCGATCTTCATTCTACCGTCCTTAGAGGTACTACCAATTCTAACTGGGTCTCTGACACAGCAGGAACAGACGACCAAACCTTGAGCCGTAGTGAAATGCCTGCTCATGATCATGGTAATACAGATTCCGGAGGCGGTCACCAACATGGTACCGATTCAGTAGGTGACCACGATCACGGTGCAAATATTGGAAGTGACAACCATAATCATAGACTAAATCCAGGCAGCACTAAAGATGTAGTTATAGCCGACGGGTTTGGTCCGGTTCAGTATGATAGTGGCGGTTCATACGATGGGGTTTATCAACCCGACTCTGATTACTATACTGATGATGTTTCCCATGACCATAGTATAAATGTGTATACCGGAGGCGGTCACAGCCATGGATACACTGACGGGGGTGGTAGTCACAACCATGATATTGACAATGAAGGTGGAGGTTCAAGTTTCGAGAACCGGCCATTCTTTATGAACCTATTAGTGATTATCGGCACGTAAGGAAGGACCAGACAATGCCGTTTAGTTTAGACTCAATGAAACGTCGTAACTCGAAACTTAGCGAAAACTTTCAGGATTCTCGTTCTACCCAAGGCAGATTTGCCCGTGGGAACAACGTCTACGGTGGTGGAACGAATAACTCTGTAGGCGGTCAGGGCAACTACAGTCCCAACACTCGAAACGCTGATATGGGCCCTGGCAGACAGAACAACTATCAAATGGCTAGCTTTGGCGGTTTAGGCGGAGGTACTCCATCCGAAAGTTCGCAGCCCTATTCCCAGCCAGACATTACGGGGGCCATTGATTTCGGAAGCGTGGTAGAGTCCGCGCTTGAAGATATGTCCGACTACCAGCCCAACTTCGATCAAAATTATGAAAACACAATGCGATCCCTTAACCGTCGTAAAAGCAACCTTCAAGCCAAGGAACGACAAGCCAAGGCCACTACGAAGCAGAAATTTAATCGGCAAGCCGAAGACCTAGAAGAACAACAGCAAGAAGCTCAAGAAGACCTCACCAATAAGTTAACTAATCAGGGCATCCTTCGGTCTGGTATCTATACGGGTGAAAGAGGCGACCTTTCTGAGGATTATACTCAAGCTAAAGGTCGTCTTGAGGAAAATCGGGCTAATACTCTGACAGAGCTTGAGAACCGCTTCGCCGGTAAATACAATGAAATTCAAACAGGCAAGGAGACGGCCGAGCAGAAACGGGCAGAGCGAGAGAGACAGCGTGAACGACGCCTGGCTCGGCAACGTGCCCGAGCCGCAGCCCGTAGAGCAGCAGCCGAGCGTGCGAAGCAACGGGCCGAAGCCAGGAGACAACGAGAACAGGAACGCGCTCAGGCTCGCCAGGAGCACCGTGAGCAGATGCGTGAGGAGCTACGCCGACAGCGGCAACAGCAGGTCATGGAAGGCATGGAAGGGACGAACGAACCTCCCCACGTTGAGCCTCAGCCTAGTCAACCTAGTAAGGAAAACGAGAACACTACTTTCCCCGGTTCTGCGGATCATGCTCAGCAGAAAGAGAAAGTTAAAACCACTAACCCACCAGGATCAATTGGTACGGAAATTCCAAACACTTCCCCAGACATGCAAATCCCACCAGGTGGACGTGTCAATGCTGCGAATCGCAGACAGAAGCAAAAAGACAAGAACAAAAGACAGCGTCGAACTCTGATTTAAGGATTAAGTGTTGCCTCAACAGGACGCCGCTAGGCGAAGGTTGCAAAGCAAACAAGGTCAGCAACCGAGCCCGCAAGAACAAATCCAAAAACAGGAATTCCAACAACAGCAACAACAGCAACAAAAACAAAGAAAAACCGAAGAACGGCTGAAAGCCCTACAACCTCAACTGACCCCTACAGGAGAGTTCAGGTACCCTGATGCCCTACAGCAACGCGGCCAAACGCCGACAGAAGCGCCAACAGAAACGCGTCAACCTGATCGGCCAGGACCAGGCTCTATCCTACAAGGATAGACAAAACCGGGTTAGTTCTGACAACTTTGCTTTTGAAGGGAAACCTAAGAGAAGGTATCCTTTTCAGCCTCAAAGCGATTCTGATACAGATCAAATTGCCGAGTCTACTCCGAATTTTCGGCGTATGGATCATTCATCACAACCTACGAGTCGTCAATTTCCTGCACTAAATGCGGGGATTGACGAATCTCTTACACAAACCCCTGCTCCGTCAAGTAAGGGTACTTCTGCGGGTCAGGGTAGTCCGCTTCCAATGCCTGGAATAGATTTTCCCAACCAGGATGATTCGCCTACGAGTCGTTTACTTCCACCGGGTGATCCCTCTACCGGGACGCAATCTCCAACTGGTTCAACAGAGAGCCCTGTAGGTAGATACGGGGCTACGAGAATTTATGGGGATCAGAAACCTAAATCCCCAGTTACAGGTAAACGAGTCGGTGTTTCAGAATGGGGGAAGCCACTTACCGGGGCTATCCCTGAGCGGCTTTATGACGATGTTCTTTCTCAAGATCCTGAGGTTACTAAGGAACTGAGAAGCACCATTGAGAATACGTTCGGTTCTGTCAAGGATAGTTCCTTAGTTGGCATGGTCAACAAGGTTGTCAATGAAGGGATGCCCCTTGATCGGGCTAAGAACTACTTCAAGCGAACAGGGTATGGTTACTCTGACATTCACCAACGGGCAGCCGATCAAGTTGCTAGGGAATTCAATCCTCAGGAAAATGCTTTAGAACGTCTCATTGGCCGCACCCGTCGACAGGGTCAGCAAGAAGTTGAGAAAATCCGCAACATCGCTCAGGATGATATTGATGCAATCAACCGAGAAGCTGACTACCGAATGGAGCAGCTTAAAGGCATAAACCAGCAGAAAGTTGCTGAGGAACAAGCTTTTAGTGCTCTGCTCGATAAGCGCCTCGGTGAGGTCTACGGAAATTTGGAGTCCAAACTTCAAGAGGGTGCAGAAGATACTGAGAAAATCTACTCAGACGCAAAGGAGGAAGTAAAACAGGCCTACGACGACGCAGCAAAGGCCACGGTCTCTGCTAGTGAAGAAGAAAAGGCGGCCTTAGCTGAAGATGCAAAGCGTCTCGGCCTATCAGCAGGTGCCAGCCCCGAGCTTGAGGAAATCCAGCAGGAGGCGGAGGATCAGTCTGCCAACATCGCCCAGACCTCGGCTAGGGCTGTAGAGAACCTGTCTAAGTGGGGTGCGGACCAGGAAGCGCTCGCTGAGGGCGCTGTAGACGATGCTGCTCAGCTAGGAGCGAAGCGCCGGGCCGACCTGGCAAAGGAAGTTGCTGGGAACGTTCATCAGCTTAATACGAAGCTGCAACGAGACGTTTCTGAAATGCTGTTTAACAAGATGCAGAACGTCTCGGATATTCGTAGCAAAGCTCAGCAAGGTGTGATCGACGCGGTTAATCGAGCTAGTGAGCAAATCTACGAGCAGCAAGGGAAACTTGCTGATCTGCAACAGATTAGAGGCGAAGCGCTACGGGAAGCCTATAACAAAGTTGAGGAAAAGGATTGGAGCCGTAACCGGCAGGAGAAACTAGACGCCCTGTCTAAAGAGCTTCAACGCTTCAACATGCAGATGAAGCTCAGAGAGATGGGTCTGCAAGAGCAAAAATTCGGCTTCGAGAAGGAGAAGTTCGAGAAGCAGTTTGGGCTTGAAAAGGAAAAACTTAATTTGGAGAAACTTAACTCGGCCTTTGAGCGTAACATTTCCAGGGAGAAGCTGGACCTCAAGAAACTGAATTCAGCTTTTGAGCGTCAGTTTAAGACTGATAAGTTCGATTGGAAGAAAGCCACGGATCGCTTTAATATGGCCATGGAAGAAGATAACATGGCCCTTAAGAAGGAAAAACTCAGAGCTGAGATTCGTAGGCTTAATGCTGAAGTTGATAAAATGACTAGTCAGAAGGACACTATTGCCGCAAAGCTAAAGCGAGAACAAGCTGCTGAAGAACTAGCGAAGATTGATCCTAAGTTTCGTAGACAAGAAAACCAGCGTCGTGGTACTACGGTTAATTACGGACCAGGAATTGATTGGCGAGGAAGGTTTGGGTTCGGACCACCTACAGGAGAAACCTTTATTCCGCCGGAGAACCCTGTGGGACAGCTTCCCGGTGAAGATTCAGGTGGAGAAAATCTCTCTGGAGTTTCTGGTCTACAGGCTTATACGAAACGGGCAAACTTGCCTGATGATTATTCCACAATCGTGGAGGACATGTATAACGTTGCTAAAACCAAGGAACGAGCTGGTAATGCTCATTCTGTAGAGGAAGCCTTTATGGCGGCTGTTAAGCAGAAGGCTGAGGAGAATGATCTTCCTGAGGGCATCTCTCAAAAGGAACTGATTAGAGGCTTCAACATTATGGAAGGGAACTTCTAATGGCTTGGTGGAACCCTTGGGATGAAGATTATTCTGAAGAAAAACAAAGAAAGAAAGAAGCCTACGATAACATAGTCCGCAGTGACTACATGAAGGAGCGCTTCGAGCAAACAAACGATGCTATGGAGTCCACTGTAAAATCAGGGCTTAGGCGTCAAAACCAAAGAGCTAGAAACGAATTAAGAACTCGTGGGGTTGAACCGCCCGAGCAACCTGAAATTAATGACGCTGAAAAACGTGGCGATCAAAGTCTCCTCATGGAGACCTTTGACGTGCTTTCTCGGCCACTTTACGCTGTAGCCGAAGGCGCAGAACGTTTTATGAACGAGGAGCAAGAGCGGTCTGCTAACTGGGCTGAAAACAATCAGGAAAGAATTCAGCAGGAACGTCAGCAGTTAGCCTCTGAAGGTGTAGATGTTTCTAAGGACCGGGCCTCTGATCTTGCTTATCAAGAGGAAACTTCATTGCCTCAAAGGTTACTGGATCAGTTTGGCTCTGTAGATGAAGCAGTTCAAGGGGCTAAGAGTGGTTTCATGGGCAAGGATAAAGAAACTTTCTCCCGTTTACTGAGTAAAGAAGATACCCCAGGCGACCACCCTGTAGCAGAAGCAGGTGTAGGATTTGCAGCGGATGTTCTTCTTGATCCTCTTACTTACACGGGTGCGGGTTTAATGAAAAAAGGTTTCAAGGAAGCGGCGGAAGCCGCAGGGATGCGTGCTTCCCTGAAAGCTCGTCACTCAAAAGATGCTCAAACAAGGATGGTTCACGAGCTTGCTAAGCGTCGTCAGGCTATCGACGCAGGCGTAGAGAATGCGCCAACTCGGAGCCAGGCAATCGAGAACGCTAGAAGGGCAGCTGGACGAGACGCCTTTCAAGCAGAAAAGGCTCGGATACTTGCTGAGAACCCTGGGAAGCTGGGCATCCGGTTTGGGAAGAAAACCTTCGGCTCGAAGCGGGCTTACGACGCCGCTACAGGAGCTCTAAACCGAGTTGCTTCGACACCGCCTGTTAGAAGGCTGGACGAGACGTTCCGAACTTCTTCGGTTCTGCCTGGCAAGTTGAAGCGTTTCCAACGTGAGGCTCATGGTTCGGAAGCGGCGGATTTTGAGGGTCTGATGAAAGGTTTCCGTAACCTTACTAAGAAAACTACTGATGCTCAACGTCGGGCCCTGTTTGACTCAATCGAAGATGGTGGCTACACCGATGCGATGGGTAATTACAAGTTTCACAGTGACCTATCAGGCCAAAAGACTAAGGACGGTGTTGATCTAGGGGAAATCCAACACGAAATCAAGCGGATGAACGATCAGATGTTTGATTTTGAGGAAGCCTATGGAATCCTTTCACCTGACCAATATCGTGATGGTTACATGCATCACGTATTGACACCGAAAGGACAGAGGCAGGCTAAGAAGTTTGCAAAAAATCGTGAACCTGCCATGCAACCTGGTGAGTTTGGAGCTGCTGAGAAGCGTATTTTTCAGACAGGCAAGGAAGCTCAGGAAGCAGGTGTTGACGTAAGTAGAGACGTTTCCGAAGCCATGGCAAAACGTGTAGCCGACCACGTTCGGAAGATTTCCGAGTACGATTTCGTTCGACGTGCTGCTGATGAATACGGAGTTACTCCTAAGACGTCTAAGCAAGTTAACATGGTCAAACCTCGGGGCCCTAATGGAAAAGGTGGGCTGGGCTTTAAACGGGTAACTCATGAAGCGCTTCAAAATGACAAGCACCCTACTTACGTACCGCCTCAGGTAGCTGACGCAATCGAAGGTGTTTCTAGGCTTTATAAGAATCCGGAGGAATTCGGTAAGTTTTTTGAGGCAGTAAACAAGGCACAGAACCCTTGGAAGTTTGTGAATACGGTTCTCAACCCTACTCACCACTTGAGAAACTTGATCGGTGACTCTTTTAACTCATTCTTAGGTGGGGTAAAAAACCCGGAATCCTACCGCCGTGCTGGTAAAATGGTCGCTGGCAGCGAAGGCGGAATTGGCGCCGGAGGTCAGCATTTTAGTTACCCTGAAATCTGGAACCTTTATTCCAAGAAAGGAGCTAAATCCGGTTTCATTAGAGAGGAGTTCGGCTCAGCTTCTGCTCGCAAGAACCCATTTACCAGGCTTGAAGAAAATGTAAGAGAGTTCTCCGAGAAACGAGAAGACTGGGTTCGGGGTGCTCACTTTATTGATAAGTTCAAAAAATACATGGACGAGCAGGGGCCTGTTTCTAATTCCCAGAAACATAAAATCGCCGATCAAGCAGCCAGCGATGCAGCAGCCGATACTCGTAAGTGGTTGATTGACTACGGTGATTTCACGCCGTTCGAGAAGAAGTATGCCAAAACCGCGCAACCCTTCTATTCGTTCATGCGTAAGAACATTCCTTTACAGCTAGAAGCTGCGTTCATGCAGCCGGGCAAGTTGGCAGCCTTACCCAAGGCGAAGGATGCGGTTTCTAGGAGCATGGGCAAAGAGCCTACAGACGAAATGCGTGAAACTTCATGGATGGACGACGCTGTTCCTCATTGGATCAAAGGGATGGGTGGAACCCACATCGGGCAAATCGCTGGAATCACCGATAATAAATCTCCTGCCTTTTCTACTTTCCAGATGCCTACAGCGGACCTAAATCGCTTAGGCGGTGGAACAACCGGGAGTCCCTTGCAAGATTTACTCAGTAGCTCGTCTCCATTCATTACTGCGCCTATCGAGGCGGCTATGGGTAAGGACGCCTATACAGGTGCGCCGATTGATAATCCTGTTGAGTACCTAGCTAATCAAACTGTTCCTTCTCGTGTAGCCTACAGGTTAGCTGATGAAGGTCGATCAGGACAAGAAAAGCGGAGAGAGCTTTTTAACTGGCTTACACCTTTGGGCATCCAACAAGCCACACCTAGGCGCCAGGAGGCAGAACTTCGTAGGCGGAACGATAGTCTACAAAAACTGCTTCGTCAAGCTGAGGAGGAGGCTTATCTGAATGGCAGTCAGTGATGATCTAACTAATTACCTAAAAAAGAAGGAGCGACAGCGACTAGCTGAGCAACGAAAGAACCAGGACAAAGCTCAGAAGGACCGTCGTACCCTTACGCCTGTAGAAGAAGAAAACGACGGGCTAGGTCTCGATCAGGGTTCCTTGCTCGACAACGAGCAAGAGCAAACCGAGGACTCATGGCAACAATCAATGGATCAGGCAAAAGAAACTCGCAACTTGATCGTTAGATCACTGTCAAGTGGCCAAAACCCTTCGGAAGTCCGTTCGCAGGGTGAAGACTTGAGTGATCTTAGTTACGGGGAAAATCTGAACATCGGAAGCATTGACACGTCAGTGGACGTTGGCGACATTGATACATCAATTGAAACCTCTGAGTTAGATACTGACCTTAATTCTGTTGAAGGATTCAATCCTCAACAAGGTGGCAAGGCAACCTCCGGTTCTTCGTTGGCTGCAAAGTATGGAAACGGGCAAATCCCAGAAGAACACTTAAAGGATATTGGTAACGGCCACAAACTTGCCCCAGCTGCGGCCGCACAGTTTAATAAACTACGCGCAGCGGCTAAGCGTGACGGGGTTGACATTACCCTGACAGACTCCTACCGTGATCTTGATACACAGAAGCGCCTGGCCCAGGAGAAGGGGCTCTATAAGAACGGCGGACTAGCCGCCGTCCCAGGCACCAGTAACCATGGGAAAGGCACCGCTGTAGATGTAGATAAGGGCCGGGAGTGGATGAAAAAGAACGCTAAACGTTTTGGGTTTGAGACCATCCCTCGGGAACCTTGGCATTTTAAATACACAGGAGGCGGTGGTTCTCCTAGAGTAGGTGACGGTGCCAAAGAGCAAACGGCCAAGGAATGGCTAATTGACAAAGAAAGCGATGGTCGGGTTACAGCTGACAACCCTAATTCTACGGCCTTTGGCATCGGGCAACTTACAATCGCTAATCGAAAGAAGTATGGAAAACAACTAGGCGTCGATCCCAACACAACAGACAAATCAGCACAACTAGAAATGATGGATAAATACGTTGAGGATCGGTATGGTTCCTATCAGAAAGCCAAACAATTTTGGGAGAAAAAAGGTTGGTATTAATTGGAAAACGTTTGGTGGGCCATAGGTACCTTGGGTGCTTCTCTGATTCCTGGCGTGTTAACGTTGCTGAAGAATCGTAAGACCAACGTGGAACAGAGCCGGGTTGTCAATGAAATGGTGCTTGACAGCTTAAAGGAGGCCAGAGAAGAAAACACCTTTTTAAGAGAAAAACTCAGAGAAAGAAACAACCATGGCTGAGGATGAGAAGTTCAACGCTTTAGAGCGTGAACTTCACAAAAATAACAACGGAAACCTTTCAAGGCACCTGGTAAGTTTGCTTACCGTTACGGTTTTGTTGATTACTGCCGGGTTAGCTTTGTTAGGGGTAGAGCTAGCCAACCAACTCGATACAGGCAACCAAAGGCTTCACAGTTCAGTTATCGAAATCCGAAGCCTCAATGAGCAAGTAACTCAGTTAGAAAAAGAGGTCTCTGAGTTAAAACTAGAAAACTCCAAACTAAACGGTCAAGTGGGTGCCCTACAAGAGCAAATCCGTAAGCTAGGCGGCACCCCTGTAGAAAGGAATACCAATGGCAGTAGCTGACAACCTCAGTCCCAACACCGTAAAGCGTCTCACCCAGGCTGAAAGGGATAACCTTTCAAAGACCACCCTTTTTGATGGCAGTCTAATCTTTAACACAGATCAAGACCAGTTAGAGGTCTACGACCAAGCCACGGATGCTTGGCTAGAAATCGGAGACCTCTCCGAGGGTGGGACAATTTCCGGTGACCTCTCGGTTGACCAAGGTTTTGATGGTGCTTATCAAGTTGCTCGGAAAGTTCCTTGGACTGGTAGTTCTACTGATACGGTGCTGTTGCTGGGCCGTAGAGATGTAGGGAATCAGCAACTGTTGGCCACATTCTTAGGAGAGAAAAGTAAATCCAGTAAATATGACGCTGCACGGTTTTTAATTCAATTGCAAATGAAGATAAACAATGACACAAGTGATATAAAGACGTCAATGGTGGTTCACGGTAATTCCGGTCAGTTAACGCCTCAGTTGGTGAACCGTGAGTACGACGGCTCCATCTGGGTGGCTGTTGAATTTAACACAGGCTCAAACCATGATGCTCAGCCAGATGAAGCACATCTCGTCGGCTTCGAGAATGTTTCCGACGGTGTGCAGGCTATTCCTTTAGCCGATACAACGAGTTCGTTCTCGTACCTTCCAGACGACGAGGTTGATTTCCAGGTTGGCCAAGTAAAGATACAGAATAATCTGCTCACCGAGTTTGTTCGAGATTTTGCGGTTCAAAATGTTAGTACTGATTTTTCATCTAATCCACAAACAACATCGGGAACCATTGATATTCCCAGTCATTGGAATAGCTACTCTGTTAAACTATCTTCTTCTTTTCAGTTATCAAATTCAACATCAAATGTTGAAACTATTACCACCCGGTTGCAGTTCAGTGGTAATGAACGTTTCAGTAATACCGGGCGGGATCAACAAGTTGACAGCGGTAGGGTAGAAACACAATCAGTTTCTACTTACTTTCCCAACTTCACAAACACAGGAACGGTTTGATTTACTTTGCATTTAGAGAGTTCGTCTACAACAACAGATATAACAGTTGATAATCAAGAGGTCATAGCCGAGGCAGTAAGGACTAGTTAATTAATGGCAATCTTCGACGCATGTGAACAACGACACTTGCCCGAGTTTGATAGAGAACCAAGTATCGTTCCCAGAACTATAATTTCACACTCTATTGTTGGCTCGGCCGAGTCGGCCTACAATTACTTTGAGACAAGCTCAGCCTTAGAGAGTCATTTTGTGATTCCCAAGGTTGGTGCTGCTTGGCAACTGATGGATACTGACCAACAGGCAGATGCACAAAAAGACGCCAATGATTTTGCCCTTTCAATTGAAACTGGAGACAACGGAGACCCTGATAACGATCCTTGGACTGCCAACCAGTTAGACTGGTTGGTAAGAATTCACTTATTCTGTGTCAAACAGCACCCAAAAATCCAAGGCAGAATCGTTCAGAACTGGGATGGAACTGGATTCGGTTTCCATGCAATGTACGCTCCCGGTCCTTGGTCCAGCTACGCAAAAACCTGCCCTGGCAAGGTTCGACAGAAACAATGGCGAGAAGAAGTAATTCCTGAGGTTCTAAAGAACCTGAATGGAACCACTCAAGCAAAGGACGAAACAATGAAACGAAGTGACTACGACAACGGCGATGAAATCGCCTTCAGCAACGAGGTAAGGGTAATGCAGTGGCGCTTAAATGCGGAACTGGAACGTTCTGTAAAGGATGATGGGCTTTTCGGTCAGGACACCGAGAAAGCTGTAAAGGAAGTTCAGAACAAATTTGGCTACGCTGAAAGTGGCACCTATGATCTGCCACTCAGTGAGCGCTTAGCCTTCCGACAGATTGGGGCATAAATGAGCATCAAGGAAGGAATTAGGACCAGCGAATTTTGGCTTACGGTTCTAACCGTGGTAGCTGCTACAGTCCTGGTGCTTACAGACAACCTTAGCGAGGAACTCTGGGCCGCTGCTGTAGGAATTCAAGGCGCTGGCTACTCTGTGAGCCGAGGTCTGACAAAGGGAAAGAATGAGCCAAAGGGCTAACGATTGGCGGGACCATGCTAATTGCAAGGGTCAAGACCCGGAGCTATTCTTTCCTGAAAAGGGAGAAAAACGACGAACAAAGATCGCTAAAACCTTCTGCGAGCCCTGTCCTGTAAAAGCCCGTTGCTTGGAATTCGCCCTCGAAACTGACAGTGTAGGCGTCTTTGGCGGCACTACTACCAGGGAACGAGCAAGCATGCAGGCGTACTTGCACACGCCCAGGAAGAACCGTCACTTGAGGAACCCTTTAAGTTCACCCAATCACGAGGCAGAAATCGACAATGGTTTGGACCCTGATCGAATCAAACTTGACCTTCAGAACGTTTTCTAAGAAAAAACACTCCGTGAGCCAGAGCATCGTATAAGTGTACGTTCTTGCCTGATTTTTTGTATTCAACGTTTAGATGCTTGTATGCCATTGGTTTCACAGAGGGCTGTTGAAACTGCAATTCAGCGCCTCGGCAAAAAGCTGCAAACTCTAAGGCACCGATTACGCGGATAGTTTCACCCGCCGACCAATCGTGGTTAGCAAACTTATCGGGTCTAATCTTGTAGTCTTCTACTATGTAGAGGTCGTAGTGATTATCGTACAAGTGCTGGTAAAGCTCGTCAGGGTAACTTAGTTCACCGACTGTCAACACTTCGTGTTGCTCGTTAAACGTTGCTAAGCCGGTAGTTTTACCTGGATCAAATGCCGCGATCCTCATGCTAGCTGCTTTCCTTCTACAGGGAACTCTATCGGGAACTCCTTGCCCGGCCACTCCATGATTTCTTTAACCTTGTCTAAATTGGCGCCCTCGGGCACTTCAAGCCAGACCTCGTCGTGAACCTGACCAACTAACTTAAAGTTAAAAGCCTTTAGCTTTAACATAGACAATTTCACTAGCTCAGCACCACCGCCTTGGATCACTGAATTAAACGCCTTGTGGTGCTCGCTGCTGTAAGCGAAGTGCCTGCGTCGGCCCGTCCATAGTCTGATCCAAGTTCTACGGTTGGCGGTTTCTGTAGCTTTTTTGATAGCTGATCTTAGTCCTGGGTAACTGTCCCAGAACCTGTCAAGAATGTCACGAGCCTCGCGTTCTTCAAGTGACAGCATTTCCGCAAGTTTTCTGGCACCTGCTCCATAAATGATGGCAAAATTTAATGTCTTAGCCGCATAGCGGTCCAGCCCTAACTGCTGGCTCGTCAGGTCGTGGAAATCTGAGCCTTCCCTGTAGGCGTCAAGAACGTGCTGATCCTGTCCGTAGCAGGTCGCCAGGCGGTACTCAAGCTGGGAGTAGTCGAAGCTCCATAGCTCCCAGCCCTGGGGCGCTTGTAAGAGCCCACGCACGCGTTGCTTCATCTCTACAGCCTCGGGATCGTCTGACCGCCGTGGCAGGTTCTGCATGTTTGGGTTCTTGCAGGACAAGCGCGTCGTGACAGTCCCGTGCTGTTGGTACTCAGGGTGAATCCGCCCGTCTGTGTCTGCTAACTCATAAAAAGGTCGGAAGTAGGTTGACGCAGCCTTGTTCAGACTCCTATACTCTAGGACAGCCGTGACAACAGGGTGCTCACTCAGGGGCTCAAGTACCTGTTCCTTGGTTTCAGGAACCCCATCAGGAAAGGCTTTAGATGTTTTTCGAGAAAGCGGTCCAGGACGAAATCCAAGACCTTCTGGTTCTGGAAGAAAAAGCCGCTGAGCAAGCTGATTTTGCTTTAGTGGCTCGAATCCAAGCTCGCCTTGAATTTCTTCAAGGCGAGCTTGACAGGCATCGTCGAGTTGCTTAGCTTTTTTGGTGTCCACTTGGACACCGTAGAATTCGATTTCAGCTAGCAGCCTTGCAAACTCAGCCTCAGTGGGCCAAAGCTCACTGAGGCTTTGTTTCTCCATGAGTGGCCAGAAAAGTTCGTACAGCCTGTAGGTAAGTTCGACGTCCTTTTCGGCGTACTTGCCCATCACCTGTGCCGGGATTTTGTGCCAGGCGCCTAGTTGCTTGTGAAGCTTTTTTAGGTACTGTTCGTAGGACGAGGCGTCCGCCTCAAGGTAAATGTCTGCTAACTTTTTAAGTGCGTGCGTAGAGTTTTCATTAAGCATGTAGCTCAAAAGCATTGTGTCTATAAAGTAATTGCTGAGGTCCAAGCCATCACGCCAAAAGACCTGTAGATCAAACTTAGCGTTGTGAAACAGAAGCGTTTGGCTCTTTTCCTGTAGGGCTTCGACTAAAGCAGGTAGCCAATCCAATGGCAGGTTGGCATCTATCTTAGAGAAAAGGTCTTCGGCCTGGTGTCGAAACGGAAAGTAGTAGCTTATAGGCTGCCCGGTTGGCAGTTTGCCGTAGGCCGAGACACCGATTAGTTTCCTGTCCTCAGGCAGGTCAACAAAGTAGGTCTCAGTATCTACAGCTACAGGACTACAGGTTCTGAGTGTGGAAATTGCAAACTCAGCCTGATCCGGTTCATCAATTAGCATTAGAGTGAATCCGTAAAGTTGTTCGGGTTGTCTTCATTGTCGTCTTCCTTTGCTTTTTCGTCTGCCTTAGCGAAATTACTGCCTACAGGCTTGTGGTACACTGCGAAGTTAAGGTAACTGTCACGGGTTATCAGGAAAGGCGTATTATTTCCTGTAAGCCTGGTTTTGAGTGGCGTAACTTGGATTACACTGTTCGCAGAGTACGGCCACAAACTCAGGATTGAAGTAGGCGTTTTCGTTACGAACATCGACCCAAAAATGTCACTCATGGTGTTTGGTTTCTTGTTGTCTGAAGTTGCTTTTCGGTGGTGATGAATGTACCAAGTAAAAATCTGGTACTTTTGTCGCAGGTGGTCTGTCCAATTCATTAACCCTTTTACGTCTCCCTCTTGAGTAAGTTCTTCCTCTGTCATTGAGCCTAACGAGTCTACAAAAATGCCATCCAGGTTCTCAGTCTCGACGGCCGCCTCAACCTTATCCTTCTCGGATTTACGGTTCAGAAAAAGTGGCTCACCCAAAGGGAATAGTCTCAAGTTATTTTCTAGCCAAGCCAATTCATCGCTTGAGTAATTGAGCGCCTGCTGCTGTAGAAAGTGTTTCAGATCAATAAGACCCATCTCCAATGAAAAGAAACCAACCTTTTGGGGCTTCGTGACAGGACGATCTAGGCACTCGTAGCCTAAGGCAAGTTGCGTAGCCATAAACAGGGAAAACTGCGTCTTGCCTACACCGGAGGGGCCTGTAAGCAGCATAAAGCCCTGCTCCTGTAGAAGCCCTTCCCAAACCCACTCAAGGTGAACCTCGGTTGCGAGCAAGCTGCCCAGGCCGAAACTTTCCAACTCTTTTGAGTAAGCCTTAAGCGGGTACTTGGCTCGCGCCCTGGTGACGATTTCCATGAGGCGCGTATGTTGATCTTCACGGTCTTTGAATTTTCCCCAACGCTCGTCTGCATTAAGTAACAGCGTGAAACAATCTCGGTCACTTAATTGCCACTCGGCAAACTTATAACCGAGTCTCATTAACGCGTCTGAACGCTGACCTTCTACAGCGCCTTGCTTGAATAGGTTCCAGGTGTTTTCGTCAAACCGAACCTTACCGATTACATCCTCTACAGGAGGAACAGAATCAGGAGGGGGCGCGTCAGCAGTAGGAGGCGGTTCTGACAGCGCCTCGAAAGGCTCGAGCTGGGTGGACTCAGAGTTTTCAAATTTGGTTAACTCTACAGCCCGCTGGCGCTTATGATTGAAAGTGCTCAGTGGCCGAAGAATTTGGTTCGCGTTCCATGCGGAAGTATCGGCGCCTAAAGCGTAAGTGATAGCTCTGTTGAGTTGTTCTAGCTTTTCGGTTGGCAGGGCTTGGTCTAAGAGCCAGTACCAATGTTCGTGTTCCTCAGTGGAGGAACGAACCTTGATGTTCGGTTCTGGGAGCCCCTGTAGAGAAGTAGGAAGGTGCCCGTCGAATTCACACCACAGAACCTGTGAGGTCTTAACCTCTGGCTTTTGGCCAGAAGCCGAGTAGAACAAAGCAGGCGAGTAATAAACTTCATAATCAGTCTTGTTTTCAAGAATGAAGTTAATCACTTCGTCCTGCTGAGCAGGCCACTGAAAGTGATGCTTAACAAAGGGCCCTTGAACCTTAGTTGATTTCAGGGCCACATAGCAGTAACCCGTTTGGTCCCCATAGATGGTCTGTAGAAAACTTCTTAGGTAACCTTCAGAGGTTTCAACTAAAGCCAAGCTCAATTAAATCCTTTTTCCTTTTGCTTTTTAAGGGGCCCCTTCCTTGGGAAGGGGCCCCAAAAGAAGTTACATGGGAGGAACCCCACCGTATACCTTTTGTCCAGCAGGTGTTGCGTTGGGGTTGATGAACTTATCGACGTTGTTAATCACAACGCCTTGATCCGCCTTTTGCTTGTCAAAATGCGGAACCTGGACGATTGCCGCATCTACTCGTTCACCTTCGAGAGCCTTCACGAAATCGTAAAGCTCTTCACGAGACATTTGCCCGGTCAAGGTCTGACCGGAAAGCGCTTCCAGCTTCGATTTCGTGTAAGGGAGAGCGTTCGTCTTGAGACTCATCGTCTCAAACTGACGTCTTCCCTCGTACTCGTCGGGACTCTGAACGTGCAACTCAACGTTGATGTTCTCACCGTCACCGGCTCGATTGTCCTGAATCTGCGCCTGATGAACGACAAGTGTGTAAGTGCCTTCCGGCAGAGGCTTAAACTCTGCATCATCCCAATCGAACATCTCTTTTGCTTCCTTTGGTTAGTTGCTTATTTAGTCGCTTGCTAGTTCTGACAGCAAACCGTCGAAGGTGTAGCTGTCCACCACCTCCAGGTTCAGCCTGTTTTTGGCTGCAACTCTGTTAGTGGGATGCACCTGTAGGTACCTTTTGATTTCACCTCCTTCCTCTTTCGCTGTCATGTACCCCATCACTGAGACTGCTCCCTTTACGAAGGAATAGAACCTAGGTGAAAGGTCAGGGCGCACAAAAGTGGCACCCGTTCGTTCGTCTTTCTCCTCAATGTCATGGGCCACAAGAATCAAATGTTTGTCAAGGTCGCGTAACTCAGTTACCAGCTTTTTGAGGATTTGATTGTTTTCCGTGTATTCACCCTGAGACGGCTGGTTCTCGTTGCGATTAGGGTTCTGGGTGACTACCTTTTTCATCTGTGCGTCTAAAACTGATTGCCGGAGACTAGTCAGTGTGTCAATAATGATGGTCTCTCGATCTTCGAGAGAACCCTGCCAAAGCTCACTCTTAAGCTCCCACACGTCGGTAGGCTTATCAATGACAAGCACCTGAGCCTCGCCCAGGGCAGGGTGGTTCTTCAGTGACAGGGAGCCTTGTTCAGTGTCAATGAGGATAGGCTTGGGCGAATCAGCAGCCCAGACAGTCTTTCCTGCACCTGGCTCCCCGTAGAGAAGTAGGTTCAGTTTCGGTGTAAAATCCCTGATAGAGCCTACTTGTTCTAGAATACTCACTCTGACTCCGTCCAGATAAGTTGGTACACTGTACCTTGTGGCTTTTTCGAGCCCTCGCTGTAGAACATTGGATTCATCTTCAAGTGAGCTTCTACAGGGCGCTCGATTGTCTGATCTGGGATTTTTGATCCCGCTTCATCATAACCCTCGTCCGTCGTTAAGGATACATGTTTGATCCGCTTGTTATTTCTTATAGACAAAATCATCTCCTATTACATCCTCTAGTGGCATGCCTTTCATGTTCAACTGACAGGGGTTAATGTACGGGCAAAGTGAACACTCCCTTTTGGGAGACCGGCGTCGATCGTCTGAGTTTTTGGCCATGTCCTCGACCATCAAACCGATTTCATGAGTTAGTTGTTCTAACTCGTAGTCGGTTCTGTGTGAGTTTTCCCGAACGAACAACTTGTCCGGTGGTTGGTTGTCAAAGTTTTTGTAGTTGCGAGTATTGAGCATGTTATACTTAAGACCGAACACGGGCACGCCCAACTTTTTCATGGCTAAGGCGTAAATCGCCTGCTGACTGTCCATCATAATTTCGTCAGCCGTCCAGGGCTTGGAACCGAAAGTTTTGTGATCCCACTGCCATACCTTACCCGAAGGCCGATGCCTTGTCAAGAGGTCGATGTAACACTGCAAGTTGTAAGTGATACCAAGGTTAGGCGTCTGAAACGAAACCTCTACATGTTTTTCTACATCTAAGATTTCGTGCTCTTGATCTTGCTCAGGAGCGAAATCCCTGACGTACCTATGGACTAATTGCCCTGCCCGATTGGCAACGTCCAGGATCGACTCGTCCTCAGCGGATTGAATAGCCTGTTGGACGCGATTGTTAATCAGGTCATGGGGATCGTGCCCGGAGTTAAACTTTATAGAAGTGTAATAATCCTCAAGCATTTCATGGACTAACTTGCCCAAGCTCAAAGGCGTAGGCGTAGTTGTGGGCACGATTCCAAGATCGTATTGCAAGTACCACTTAAAGTGGCAACGATCCCAGGTCTGTAGCTGGGTATGTGAAACTGTGATTGTCACTTGTTTTCCTTTTTACAGCTTACGCTGTGTGGAAGCCTCAAGCCAGAAGGGGGATAGAAGAACTTGAGACTCCCACACAGCGCCCACCTTTAATAGGTGGAACACTGTGACCTGCTAAGGATTAGGGGAAAAAGGAAAAAACCTAATCAAGCAGGTTGGAGTAGGTCTTGCATAAGGTTGGCATTGGTAGCAACCTCAACTTCTTCGTCGGTGCGAGTTTCATCGAGTGGGTTATTTAGGTTCAGACCGTCCACCAGCGAGTCAAACTCGTCCAGCATTTCTTGCTCTTTACTCGTAAACACGCGCTTAGTGAGCTTGTGCTTCGTGATCGAGTTGGGCTCACTGAACAAACCAACCTGTAGAACGGCGTCTTGTAGCTCCTGAGTCGTACAAGAAGAACCGTCCCACCAAGAAATGAACCGGGAAACGTCTTGTTGTTTCATTTCAAGTAGTCGGGCAACGAAGCCTGTGGTTTTTGACTCGGTTCCTGCCTCGATAGAGGCAGCATTAAACACGCAGCCGTTCCAGCTGGCTTTGGCGAAATCACCCTTTTGAGCAGCCGCATAGATGGCCTGCTTCGCTTTGGGCGAAAGCACCTTCACGGCAGAATTTGCGTCTTTCAAAGGTTGCGGGTGCTTGGTAGTGAAACCTTCTGAACCCCACTTACCCATCCTTGTTTCCTTTCTGCGATCGTGCCCGTAGGGTAGCACCTACCGACTTCTGTCGCAAAAACTTTAAAAGGGGCGGGTCCGTTTAGAACCCGCCCCTTAAAAAGCGTTACTCAGTTACCTGCTTCTCAGGTGCCGAATTGGAGTCGCCAACCTTCCAGCCGTAAAGGGTGCCCTTCCCGTTCGGAAGGGAAGAACTCCACTCCTCCGGTGGCGAAGTGATGGAGAACTCGGTTTCACCATCGTTTTTGGGAACGCCGTTCTCCTTCAGGTGGTTCTTCAATTCCTTGGTGGAAACGCCGCACATTTTGGCAACGTTACTCAAGGAATTCGCCTGGTCAGCAAGCACCGTCTCATTCACCTGAAGCTGGTGCTTACTGATTTCCTGCTTCCCACGCTTCCGGCCGGAGCCAATTCCTTGCAGACCTGTCGGCCGATCAATGTGCGAGGTATCGTTCCCCCACATTTCGAGGATGTTTTTAATCGCGTCGAACTGATTGACCAGCTCTTTTCGCTGAGCCTTCGCTTCCTCAAAGGCGTCACCGGTTAGTTGCTCGACGTTCTGGTTCTTTTGCTCGACCAGGTTATTGACCTGAGTTTTTACCTCCTCGTCCTTCTCTAGTGAAGAAGCGAGGTTCTTCACAACCGCGTAAATCTTGGCACGGTTGTCAGGTCCGCTCTCCTTTACAGCGTCGTCCAACTGATTAGCAAGGTCGCTGGCTGGCTGCTCGTCTGCCAACTCGCTGAGCACTTGCTGCTCAGTCGCTCGGGTCGAACCCTTGAGCTTAGTGTCAAGCTGCTCAACCTCTTGCTTCTTCGCTAAGAGGTCCGCTGTCGTCACGCTTGTATCGGGCATCGCGTTGATCCTTTCTGTGATTGACCCTGTAAAGGGTAGCACAGACCCACTTCCTTCGCAACAACTTTTTAAGTTGGCTCAACTTTTGGGGTCTAGTGCCTCCGGCGGCGCTACAGGCGGGGCTCTGCGAGGCGCTACAGGCTGCCCTACGGGAGGGGCAGGGTACCGGGGCGCTGGGCCGCAGGATCGACCTGAGGCCTGCTCCTGCCGGTGCCTGTGCCCGGTGCTCAGCCGATGGGTAGTTGCCAGCCCGTAACCCAGGAGACGAGGAGTGCGATAAGTACGAGGGAAATCGCAAACCTTAGTAGGCTTACGAGCACGGCGAGAGCCACTGCTAAGTAATCTGTCATTTAACCTTCCTTTTCTCTCTTAGGTTTTTCTTCGTACCATGGCGCTTTGCTAGTTTTTACCTCGGGCCAGCCTACGTAAGGCTGATTAGGGGAGCAGTTTCGACAGAGTTTATCAAAGGGCGCAGAAAAATCATATCCGCAGCTTAAGCAGGTTTCGATGAAACCTTCCCAATAAAGTGGCTTCGGTTTGTGGCACTTAGAACAAACCCAAACCGAGTCGCCGTGTTTGGAAACACCTAGCCAAGGTTTTGATCGGGCTCCTGTTTGGTTGAGGTTTTTGCACTCACACATAGTTGGCAAGGTCTTAGCCTTCGTCTAAAAGGTTTCCGTAGAGGTCTCTGTTGGTTTGCTTTTGTGTTTCCTCAAAACGTTTTGTATCGGCTTCCTTGTGGCAGGTTTTGCATAGCCATTCTAGGTTGGCTGGATCGTTATCCTCTAGAACCTTGTTTTTGTGGTTAACCTCTAAAGAGGTCGAGCGGGAATTAGTCTCAGGAGCGTAGCCACAAACGGCGCACTCATATGGAGTGTCTGTGGCTAGTAAGTGTTTCCTAGCACGTTGACGCATCGTTGCCTTAGGGTTTGTGATTTCACCCTTTTTATAGCCTTTTGGCAAGCTAGACGTAATCCTTGTGAAGCGTTGCATTAATAAATTTGGATAGCTGTCCAATATCTACTTTACCAATATTCTGTCTTAGGTTTCGTTTGGTCATGTAACCTTCTATGTAAGAACGCAACGCAACCTGAATGGAGACTATTAACTCGATTAGTTTGTCGGCTTCGTACTCGTTGAAAACACAGTTTTCGATTTCCCTACAGTAAAAGGCAACCTCGTCATGGAGGGCAATTCTTACTTGTAGGTACTGAAACGGTGCTTCGACCATGAAAGTGCTACCTGAAGGTCGAAAGATAACCGGACCTTCCATGGTCCCCAAGCCTAGTTGTTGAACATAGACCACGTATTCTTGTCCCATTATTAAAGCGTTGCGGATATACTCGGTGTCAGTGTAACTCGCCATTGTTAGAACCTTTCTTAGGGAGCCAAACTAAATAGAACAATCAGCACGAGGATCAGAACCCCAATGCTCAGTGTTTCGGCTAACTTGTAACTCATACGTCCGAACCTTCCACTTCGTGGCTAGCTCCACAGAGAGGGCAATCCCACCTGTAGAAATAACTGTATCTACCTGTAGAACCGCCTTCGACCTCGACCTCGCCTTCGAAGGGGCAAGGCGCTTCCCCGAAGGAAGCACCATCGGCAGTGAAAACCTCTTGCTCAACCTCACAACTTACTTCTTCCGTTGAGTACCTAATGTGTCCGCCCAGGTGGAATTCCTCTGCTCGGGTGTTACCACCGCCTGCTCGTAGGGTGCTCATTCCCTTTCTCCTATCTTTAGTCGCTTATTTTCCTCGATAACGGTGTAAGCCAGGCCGAGTAAGTAGTCACGGGTTTGTGGGTTGTAATCCTGTAATAAGTCTACCAGGTCGGCTGCTACCCTCAGGGGTTCGCTGTTCTTCAATGGACCTGCCAGACGCTTTGTTTCGTCTGGATCGGGTGATCTTTCTAAGAGCTTGACAGTTTTCTTTACTAGATCACTGATTAGCTTGACAGGGTCGTTTCTGTGGATGATCTTGTTGACAAGGCTGTCAGAGATGCCATACTGCTTAGCCAAAGTTTTCATGGTCCGACGGCCTTCTAGGTAAAGGCCGATTATTTCCTGCTCCTGCTCGGGCGTAAGAACACGTTCTGCCACAATTAAGCCTTTCAGTTAGGTTTCGTGGGAGTGCCGGGACTCGAACCCGGAAGGCTCTACAGGGCCCACAGGTTTTAAGCCTGTTGTGTTTACCAATTTCACCACACTCCCTAAAGGTAGCCTAAGGCTTGACAACAAGCCGCTGCCAGGTTCCAATTTATTTGATCGGAGCAGGTTCCGGTTTGGTTGCTTAGGGTTTCTGACAAGGAAAAGGCGACTAGGACGGCGTCCAGGTCGTTTTCCAGACTCCAATCCTTTAGAAGGTCTTGAAGCTGAGGCAGTGAGTCTAGAAGGTACTGGAAATCCTTACTTGCCAGGCCGCGTGTTGTGTTATGGAAGTCTTCCATAAAGGCTTCCGCTGCTTCCTGGGTGTTTGGGTTCATGGTTAACCTTACAACTTGTTTTGTAGCTCAGCGAGCCACTCTTTTGTTGGGAGCAACTTGCCTGAGTCGGTGATGCCTTCGGTTTGCTTTTCCTTTTCTTCGAGGAGGCCGGCAATAAAGTTGTCGACGCTATCTTCGTTAAAGAGGACGTACAACTCTACGTTCTCCGTGCTTGTGTTCCTGTGCAAGCGATCCTCTGCCTGCTCGTTAACGGCTGGGTTGTACCACAGGTCTAAGAAAATTGCTCTTGAGGCCCCTCCTGGCCACTCGTGGGATTTATTCAGGTTAAGTGCTTCACCTCCGCTTTTCATGTTTGCGACGATCACCTGGGTTTCACGTTGCTGGAAGCGGTGCTCGGTCGCCTGGGGATCGGGGTTCGATCCGTCTAAGCGCTCGCACCTGATTGTGCCCGAATTCAGTTGATGCACACGGTTTTGGATTTCAATCAGCGGATCAGTAAACTGCGAGGACCAAACGACCACCTGCTCGTTCTCGTGCAAAACAAGCTGTTCGATGATCTCTAGGGCTTCGTCAATTTTCGAGCTTTCTTTTGGCTGAAGGGGCAGGTTGGTGTATGGGTCTTTCACTGACGGTGGCCAGATGTTTGCCTGCCTAAGACGAGTCAACTGCGCTAAGATCGAAGTAATTGTTAGCTCTTTATCCGGGTCGTCCTCGGCTTGTTTCTCGAAACTGTCGAGGATGCCTTGCTTAATGGACTCGTAGGTTTTGCTTTGTTCATGGGTGTGCTGCAAGTAAATGAATTGCCGGTCTTTGTTTGGTCGTTGCGCCTTGATCGTTTCAGGGTCTTGCCGAAGCAGTTGCCCTGCCAGGGTTTTGGACAGCTTCTCGAAGTGGATTTTGCCCCACAAGGAGAAAACGACCTCGAAATCCTTTACGGAGGAAAACAGGTCGGGCCGGAACAGGTGCAAGTAAGACCACACTTCCTTCGGGTGGTTCTGAATAGGCGTGCCGGTAAGCGGATAGAAGAAGGTATGCCTAGTTTTTTGCCAATTCTTGAAACCGTACTTTTCGATGCCTAGCAAGGAACGAACGTTCCTGAACACCTGTGGAGGCTGAGCAAAGTGTCCGTTCTTCAACTTGTGAACCTCGTCAGCGAAAACGAAATCCCAGGTTGTGTCGATTAGGTCAGGAAGGCTGTTCAGGGACTCGTAGTTGGTAATGACAATTGAGTTTTGGTTGAGGGCTAGATTCAGGAGTGCCTGCTTCTGCTGAGTTTGATCTGCCAGGAGCGGTACGACTAATTCGTTCGACCACTTAGACCACTCATTAAAGGTGGATTTCATGGCCGATTTCTTCGTGAGCCAAAGGGTCTTTGGTTCGCGGCCTGTTTGTTCAAAGAAGTCCTTTTTCATGTACGTGTACGCTGCGATTGCCTCGATTGTCTTGCCCGAGCCCATGATGTTGGCATTAAGGATGCCACTCAAGCCCTGGTCATAGGCTGACAAGGAATACAGAACATCGTCCCGTTGGAAATCGAACAGTGAGTCGTACCAGGGTTCACCTTGACAGGTGGCGTCAAACTTCTCAGTTAGACGGTTTAGAGCTTCCTCAGCTTCCTGAGCTTTCTGTTGATCGTTTTGCTGTTGCTTGAGTTGCTTAACTTCTAGCTCTAGGTTCTTGTGCTGCTGTCGGAGTTGTTGTTTCTGCTTTTCAAGGTCCTGTTTCTTTTCGGTGAGCTTCGTTAGTTGCTTATTGGTAGTGTCTAGTTTCTGGTCAACTAAGGGGGTGTCCTCCTCTTGTAGTTGCGTCAGTTGTGCTTCGAGCGCCTCGATGCGTTGCGTTAGATCATCGGCCATTGGAGGTTTCCTTTTCTGTTCCCTTTTCTAGCTCTTTTTCACAGACGTTACAGAAATAAGTTACAAAAGCAACCCTATAATCGTCAGTAGCCAGGATTACTGCCCTGCTAGGAGCACTCGTGCAGTTAGAGTTGTTGCACAGTTTTGGCTTGGACAGCGTTTGGTTTACTGTGCCTAAGACCTTCATTACAAGCGCTCCTGAGTTTGGAGGCGATCTTTTTCGATTAACTCAGCACACGGTGTGCAAATGAAGTTAACGAAAGCAACCTCGTGATCTTTTGTTGCTAGGACCACAGTCCTGGTGATTGGGTTCTGACACTGAGTGCTTTTACAGGTGCCAGAGTTCGATTTTTCGACCATTATGTCCATGACGTACATGGTTTATCAACCGCCTTTTTCATCGAGGTTTTTGCGAAAACGCAGGCCTGCGGTGCTTCTACAGGCGGCCTACAGGCTTGGGGGCGCTACGGGTCTATCTTGTTCTGCTCGAGGTTGTCTAGAACAGTCTCCTCAGCCGCTGCAATCAATTTCTGTACCCTGCCAGGTCCGAACAAAGTTCGCCAATCAGCGTAGTACGTGACGTTCTTAGGAGCTGCTAAGTTTCCGTTTGGCAGCCACCTGACCAATCTTCGTCCAGTGATTTCTGAGTGTAACTGCGATGGGGTTACGTTTTCGGCACTATAACCTAGCTCGGCCAAATCGGTTAGAACTTGTTGGGCTATCCTGGTCCAAAAGTTGTCCATGATAGGGTCTGCATAGTCATGGCTACCAAGGTTTTCGTCCTCGACAACGAAAACAACGTGTGGGTAATCTCTAATGTCATCCAATTTGTCCACCTTCCGGTTTGTTTTTGAGGTTTTCTACTACGTCTAGGTTGCTAATTCTGAAGGCGTCCCTGAAAAGTAACTCGGTGTTGGGGTCTTGAGCGTCTTGTCTTAGCTTCGTTAGCTGGTGGTAGGTGCCTACCAGGTCGAAGGCTTCGTGGGTTACTTTGTTAAAAAGACGGATTAAGTAGAAACCTTCGTGGTCAAAGAGGGTGGAGTCGTGCCTGAGCTTCATTAGTTTGGGAGGTCTCTGGAAGGCTTAATCTCTTGGTGGAAGGCATCCCTGACAATTGACGCGCCGTAAGGTTCTGCTTCGTTTAGGGCCGTGTGTAGTTGCTCAAGGAAGTTATCCAGCTGGACTCGGGTGCCGATAATGTGGTACTGCTCACCTAAAAGCTTGTCGTTGAGGGCTAAGACGTAAAAGTTTTCGTGGTCAAACGAGCTAGACACGTTGAGGTCATTTGCGAACCTAAGCTGCATCATGGGCTCCTGTTACGATTTGTCGAAGCTCATCCCTAGCAAATTGCGGCTCGTCGTTGTTAAGCAACCTCAAGGTGAAATCAAGTTTAACTATCACAGTGTCCACTTTATGGAGTGGTCGATCACCGATGATGGAAGCTAGGTCGTCTTTAATGTGTTGTAGGTTTTCGTAACGAAGTCTCAACGCATTAGTTATGTGTTCTGGGTCTTCTCCCTGTTCCAGGTCATTTAACAGGCCTGCGAGCTCTGTATTAGGCCTATGCTCTCGCATGGTGTTTCCTTTCTTTACAGGTCTCTCTTAAAACTGTTTTCTTCGATGGAATCCCAAACGTATTCTGGGTTATCCAGGGAATGTTGTAGCGCGTTTATGAAAGTTTGAGCTTCGTCGTAGGTGCCAAACAAGTGGATCACTTGTTTGGGAGAGGAAGTAACTACCTGCGTTAGGTACTTATCTTCTACATCCTTAGTTGCGGCTACGTTGAGTGTGTCTGGGAACATGATCTCTATGTCGGGGTTCTGTTCTTGCATCGCCTTGTAACCTTTCTGTTGTCCAGCATGAAGTGTAGCACTCGAGGACTTCTGTCGCAAGTTGCGAGTTAGTCCAGTGAGACAAATTGTAGTGCGTACTGTGCCCTTTCTGCTGCTACTTCTCGATTGACGTTGTAGTTTTGTACGACGTTTGACTCGTCGGTGTGGTCATTTAAAGGGTAGTTATCGAGAACTTGTTTTACCATATCTGTTAAGGCTTCTAAACGTTGATGAAGCCTAGCGAGTTTGTTCTTAATAAGTGGCGGAGACAACTCGGTGTGCTCACCTAGTTGGAAGGCCCAATGAGCATACATTAGACTAGAGAACATGACGGAAAAGTCGAAGTTTTGGTTGTCCTCATTAAACAGTAAATCAACAAGGTCTAATAGTTCCCAATATTCATTAGCTGTCTTTGAAAAGACAGGGAAGGTTTTGATGACTGGTTCTTCTTGAGTAACTTCGTCAGTTTCATCAGGGGAGGTCTTCGGGTACCAGAGTGCAGGCTTCGAGTTACTTTTTAGTACCAGGTTTTTGTCCTCTAGACGTCGAAGAATGGATTTCGCGCCTTGGTAGGTGAGGCTTAAACTTTCGGACATGGTTTCAATAGTAAGTGGTTGTTGATTCAAAAGGTGAAGCATTTGTTCTTCACGGCTTGTCAAGTGCATGCTACGCGCCTTAATAAAGTGGGTTTCTGTTGGCCAGCTTGTAGTGTAGCATGGATGGAGTTCTCTCGCAAAGTTGAAAGAAGTCGGTGTCTAGTTTAAAAGGTTGTTGGGAGTTTTTTGGGAGGCTTTACTAACAAACTTTGAGCCACTAACAACTACCTACTTGTTAAAATTGGAGGGTGGTAGTTGTTAAAGTTAACAAACTACAGGGGTAGTAGGGTTTGACAACTGCATCGTCCCTGGGCACAGAGCTGTGCAATTGTGAAAGTTAGTGATAACAGGCCGGTTCGTAGTTGTTAGCCAGTTGTTAGTGGGGGTAACAAAGAGAGGAGAGTTTGTTAACAAGGAGGTTCATCCCAGGGCACAGACTAACAACTACAAGATGTAGTTGTCAGACGATTGTGACAAGGGACCCCGATCGACGCTGGTCACCCCATAGGGTGACCAGCGAGATCGGGCCGAGTCATTTGCCATTCTTGCTATTTAAGTTTGTTAGTAAAAAGCGATGAAAAACTCCGGGCAAATTACAGTAGAAGGCACATAGAAAGCCATAACGTGGCGGTGCTCGACACCGCGCCGAGACTATGTCAAGTAGAAATCACTTAGTGGCGGCACTCCGCACCGCGCCGTTCCCTGCCAGGGGGGCCTGCTGGGGCTGTAAGCCCCATCCTGTAGAAAAGTAACGAGTTCCGATAAACCCTCGTCTATAAAAGCAAACTGTCAATAGAGAAGCGCGTGGGAAGTAAAAGGTTGAATAAAAGTAACGACGCGCCTAAAGCCCCCGCAAGCTGTAGAAGCCTGTAGCCTGTGTACGGGTTCCGAAACTTTGTCTCTATGAGACAAAAGTGTCACGTTCTAAAATTGACCGACTTTCGTAGAAACTTGAAACTTTCAGGCAGTAAAAGAGCCCCGGACCCAAACGGGTCCGGGGCTGAGACGTGGAACCTTTAGAGCTTTTCTACGTAAAGCTTCTCAGGGACTCGATCGAAACTGTTCTTGTTTATCAATCTTACGAGACAATCCCAACAGAGAAGAAGATGAAATCGGTTGTTCTCTAAGCACCAAAAATTGGCAGGTGTCTCGTTGCAGTCGCTGCAATCAGCCATTAGACACCCTCCCAAACTTCGAGTAGCTTATCTGAGTGTTCCTGGGCGCAAGCGTCGCAGAGGAACCTTAGTCCTTCGCCTGTTTCGTGCATGGTCGTAGCTTCCAGGCCACAACCGTGGGTTTCGCAGCCCATCAAGGGTTCCTTTTTCATTCCCCTTTTCATTTCCTTATTTAGTTGTGTTTCGAGTTTAACGTATCAAAGTGTATCCCAAGGCGTCATAGATCATCTCGCGGGCAATACGGACTCCGCATCCTTCACTGTCCATAACTTCGATAAGAACATTGTTTGTAAATCCGTCCGGTCCCGAAAGGTCGCGTATCCAATCATGTACGCGTCGAGTGCGTCGATCGACCTCATCCTCGACTAGTTTGCTTGCTTCAGATAGTGACAAATCCATGGCTTGGGATATGTGTTTGGCAGTTTTGGCGCGCTGGGTAGATGGTATGTATTTAGTTAGAGCCCATTGTTCGACCAAATCTTCGGTACGAAGCTCGGCCCCAGTTTTCATTCCTTTTCCCCTTTCGTGTCGCGTTGCTAAATTTGACCGCTTTTTGATTGTCCCTGCCTCAGCCCGAACGGGCTGAGGCAGGGTTGGGGTCTAGTTGCGGGTTGCGGACAGAGTGTGCCCGTTGACCTCGACTCCGTCGAAGCCATTCGTCGCCCAGCCGTCGGGAAGTTGGGCCTGAAGCTGGGTCATCCCCATGCCCAGCCATTCGGTGGCAAGGCGCGGCACGGTCACGTCGTTCGGAACCTCGGTTCCATTGACGTAGAAGGTGACTCGCTCACTGTTGGCAGGTCGGCCGATCTTTTTGCCGCCATCCTCAGACTGACGGTAGGGCTTCCGTGGAACGTCGAGTTCCACGGTTTCTTGCTTTGTGCCGTTCTTCTTCCGAGTCACCGTTGTGTAAAGCTCAGAAGTGTCGACGTTCTGAACCTTTTCGTTGTACCACAGAACACCGTAGAAGGCATCCTGAAGCGCTTCCGCGTCGTCAAGTAGCTCCTCTAGGTCACTGTCAGGTTCGTCGTTTTGGTCAACGAACGGTTTCCCGAGTTCGTCGGCCAGCGCCTTCACATCGGTTTTCCGGTCACCGTTGAGCGCGTCAAGAACGTGAGCGGCCGCGTACGGTTCCTCGCTCAACTTGTGGAAGATAAACTCCACAACCTCGTCTGCGACGGCCTGGCCAGCGTTTCCTGCTTCGCTTTTGACCGCGTCACGGCGCTGTTCCGCGACTGGCTTTTCGTTCTTCTTTTGCTGTTCCTCGAGTGCCTTCTTCGTGTCGTGGTACTGTTGCACGCACGCGACATAATCGTCGCGGGCGCGCTTTAGTTCCTCGAAAGAAACGCCGTACTGGGTCTTATCCACGGTCATCGTTGATCCCTTTTTCATCGACTCCCGGTGGCGGTTGCCACCGACGCTTATCCACTCGGGATGCTAGTACGCGGAGTCTAGTGTCGCAGCGCTGAGGGCCGCAAGACTTCGTACGCACTTGCTAACTTTTGCAAGCACCTGAGCGTGTGCCTAGTCTGTCAACTGACAGGGTCGGTCGAGTCTGCCAGCAGGAGTTTCTGAGTTACATGCGTGTAGTTACGTGTGGGTTCGATCCGATGGATCGGAGTCCCGGCGAGTACGGGAAAGATTATTATCCAAACCACAACACACCCTATTTCCGTATTAGACTCCACGACCTAGGCTGTACCCACGATCCTCTAAATAATTTCTCACAGCATCCTCAACCATTTGCTTACGACTCAACTTAAACTTTTCTCCAACTTGATCCAAAGCCCATTTCTCGTACTCACTCAGTTTCAACTGCACTTGCATACCTCTCACCCTTGTGCTAGACTCCACCCTCGATGCACACGAGAGTACCACTCACGGGCTCCCCACTCCGCCAACAGCGCCAACTCCTGGGTCTCACCCTCCCCGAGGCTGCACAACAGGCAGGTGTTCACACCCAGGCTTGGTACCTCGCTGAGCAGGGTTGTTACAGCCAACCACCACAAAAGATTCTCAACTACTTAGCCAACAACTCAATTGGTAACCCAGCCAATAACCCGATTAACACCGACAGCCTCCTAATCGACTACCAGGACTTCATCAGCAATAAACGCCTCAAATTCAAAGAAACCTACGCCCCACATCAACTCCCAGAACCAACACTCCTCAGAGACCCACTCTCCCAATGGCTTAAGGAAAACAACTTCTCAAGGGCCAACTTCGCTAAAGCAATCGCCGTACAACCGAGTCACTTGTACCGCTTAGCCAAAAAGCAAAGGCTCCAACTAAGTAACCAACTCACTGAAGCCTTACTTGGCACGGGCTGGACACTCGAACAACTTGATGAACTAAACGAACGCACAGAGGAATTCTACTACTCAAGGCTAACCGATGGCTAACTTAACCGACCAACAGAAGCAAGTAGTTACCTACCTGGATCAACATTTCTGGGAAACCGGACACCTGCCAACCTACGCGAAGGCTGCCAACAAACTCTCCCTCTCAGAGAGCAAGATCAAACAGCACTACAAAGATCCAATCTTCAGGCAGGCTCTCCTAGCCAGAGGAATCGACTTAAATTCCCTCGAACAAGACCAAGAGGACTTAGTCACTCCTGAGCAGGCACTCCTTGCGAACTTACTCTTTAACACCCATGACAAACGGACTACACGAGAAAAGCTCCAAGACCTGAACATAAGCTCCCAGAAGTACCACGCTTGGCTCAACGAGCCGGCCTTCCAAAACTACCTAAAACGTCGCGCTGAGGCCCTGTTCCAAAACTCGGACCACACGGCGTACAAGACGCTGATTAACTCGATCGAGAACGGCAACCTCGAAGCCACGAAATACTTCTTCGAGATGCGTGGCATCTACAACCCCAAGGTTCAGGTTGACGTCAATGTCGAAGGTCTACTCACGAAGGTTGTGGAAATTGTCTCCAAGCACGTCACCGACCCGACAACTTTGGAAGCAATTGCCACGGAATTGGAAACCAACGAGTTAACAGGCTCGGAGCAGTCCAAGGAGTTGCCTCAGCAACAGCAACAAACCCAAACCCGCCCAGAGCGCGGTGCTTTCAAGGACGTACTGTGACCTGGGGAACTCAATTCAAGTGTGTCGACGCGCAGGAACTCAAGTTAGAACGTTTACTTTCCATGCGACGACGCTTAGAAACTCAGTTGCACACCTTTGGAAGCCGCCCAAAGCGCCCCGGGGCCTGTAGGCCGCCTGTAGCCCCAAAACGGGTTCCGCTGAGTACCCCTGAACAGAGAGTTTCTTGAGCACTAAAAAGCAAAAACAACAGCTCTCTCAAAGTGAGGCTGTCTCCCGGCTCGTCCAAGGTTTAAGGAAATCAGCCCATAAACCTAATATCTATGGGTATCAGCCTCATGAAAAGCAGTTAGAGTTTCACTCTAAAAGTGCCAAGGGCCGACAATTCGTGGGAGGTAACCGTTCTGGCAAAACCGTAGCAGGGGCCACAGAAATGGTGTGGTGGCTTACAGGGCAACACCCTTATTTGCTCACACCTGAACCACCGATTCACGCGAGGGCGGTTTCTGTCGATTTTATTAACGGTATCGAAAAGGTTGTGCGCCCTGAGATAGCCCGTTGGCTGCCACTCTCAGAATTGCAGGGCGGGGCTTGGAACACTGCTTACGATCGTGAGTTAAAGGTCTTAACCTTAGCCAACGGTTCAACTTTGGAGTTCATGTCCCACGATCAAGACCTGGATAAATTTTCTGGCACTTCACGGCACTTGATTTGGTTTGACGAGGAAGTTCCTTATTCAATTTTCACTGAGTGCCGAATGAGGCTAATCGACACAAACGGGTCATGGATTATGACTATGACGCCTGTGGAAGGAATGACATGGACCTACGACTACGTGTTTACAGCTTCTACAACCGATCCTGAGCTTTCTGTCACTCAAGTAGACATGGGCCAGAATCCTCACCTGGGCGAAGCAGAAGTGGAAGCCTTCCTCACGGGTTTAACCAAGGATGAAAAGAAAGCCCGTAAAGAAGGAAAGTACGTCCAGATTGGCGGGCTAGTTTTCAAGCAGTTTGGGGAACACAACGTCATTGATCCTGTGCTTCCACCTGCTGAGTGGCTTCATGTTGCTTCGATG